CCGTTGAGGAGCATCCAGATCAGGATGCCGAAGAACCCAAGCGTGATGACGACGGCTAGAACCTTGGGCACCCAATCCTTCGTGGCAGTCTGCATCTGCCGGGCGCTATCCCGGTCCCCGGCGGCAATGCGCTCAAGGTCGATGTCCAACTCTTTCATGTGGGCCTTGAAGTCGGCGTCGATCTTCTTCAGGGCCGCAAGCTGGTCCGGGGAGGCGGAGGCCATTGCGGCGGATATGTCTTCCTCTGTGCCGCCCTCATGCCCAAGGAGGACGCTAGACAAGGTTTTGACGGCAATGCCAGCCAGAGGGCCGCCAAGCGCAGTGGCTATGGTAGGGGCTATTTGACCAAGTAGGGGGCCGAATTGCTTCAGTAAGTCCATTTTATTTCCCCTTTTCCAGCAGTGTAATGCGCTTGTCGAGCGCGGCGATCAGTTGCGCCGTGTCAAAGCGTATGGAGGCGCGGGCAGCAGCAGCATCCGCCACCATGTCCATGCGGCTCTTCTCAATAGCCGACATCGAGCGTTCTCGGTCGAGCGTCATGGCAGCGCGGGCAAGGGCGCTCTCTTTCTCAACCTTGGAGATTTGATCGCTCAAATTCTCGCGGATTTGCGCCATATCAATGGTTGTCCCCTGCGGCGGGATAGCTTTGTTGTCGGAGTTAACAACGACAGCGATCTTGGACTTCAGTTGGATGATCTCGTTGTTGGCGGCTGAAAGCGCGCTCATCAGATAGACAACGCAAGAGAACAGGATCGGGATGCCCGCGAAAGTGATCTTTTCGACAAGCGCGCCCTTGCTGGCGCTTGCGGCCATCTCAATGGCAAACTTTTCCTGCTTCTCTTCCGTTGTGCTCATTTGTCAGCCTTCCCATCCAGTTTGTCATAGATGCGTTGGAACATCGTCTCGATGTGGTCCATCCGCTTGTCCATATCAAACTTGCTGACGTAGGTTTTTGGCAGATCGACCTCAATCTGGTGTAAATCTTTTCGCAATTCCTTGACCGCGCCCCATATTTCTCTGGCAAACCAGCCACCGGTGCCTATTGCAACTGTTCCAATGAGGTTCATGAGCGTCTGCATGTCCATTACGCGGCCTTCTCTTGAGATTCACCTAGATACCAACCAAGATTAACCCGCAAACGCTCGTCGTGCGGGGCCAAATCTACTGCAATTTGGCCTTGCTTGATAGCGATGTCTTTTAAACCAAGGTTCCAAGCGGAAATGGCGGCTAGATCATGCGGCTGGCAGCCCCAAACCTCGGGATCGCAGGTGTAAACGGCTTCGCGATTGGTGATACGCAGCGCCCGCGTGGCGTAGGCAAAGCACTCCTCCCACCGGCATTGGCGGTAGCAAAGAAGCGCCAGCTCACACCAAGGCTCGCGGGTGTTGGGGGCCTCAGACGCGGCCATCTGGAACGCTTTCTCGGCAGCTTCGACATTGAGGAGTTCGTTATAACTCCGCCCCATGACGCGGTAGGCGTAGCAACGCTCGTTCTGCCAAGTGGCGCGGGGCAGCGCCAGATATGACTTGCAGGCATCAACGCTCTCTTGCCAGCGGCCGTGAAAGCTGAGTTCGCGGGCGTAGTAAAAGGCGTTGCGCGGGCATTGTGGGTCTTCTTTTACGGAAAGCTCCAGAAGATCCATGTATTGCCCACGGCTTTTTGTCGGGTCCGGCATGTGCACTGCAAGCAACATGTCTGTTTGCGCCCAGACTTCCGTAATGCGTCCATCAGGTACAGGATATTCGTGGCAGGGATGGTGCCAGAAATATCCGTGTCTGGCGTGGATTTTCTCGTAATAGAAGTTGATGCCGCATCCCCAGTCAAACATGTAGCGGAGGCGGGTGGTTTCTCCCTTGATCCAGACACGCTCAATCTCCTCACGCCAACCGGGTTGAAGAACTTCATCAATGTCTAGGCTGATACATACGTCAATATCGCGAGGAACAAGGGAAAGAGCAGCATTACGAGCAAGATCAAAGCGCCAAGGGCTAATGCTAATATGGTGAATAGTCGCGCCATATTTTTCCGCCTCTTCTGGTAGGCCGTCATCTGACCCAGTGTCGGCTATTAAAATCATGTCGACATCTGCCGCCGACTCGCAGAAACGCGGCACGAAGTGCGCCTCGTTTTTGCTTATTGCGTAGACGCATATCCTCAACTTCTTTTCCATAGCGACCCCCTCGCTGTTGAAATTAGACGACAGTCCAATAACTGCCTGACGGCACAGTCACTGTCACGCCGGAATTAATCGTCACCGGGCCAGCCGTCATCGCGTTATAGCTGGTTGTTATAGTGAAGTTAGTGGTGACGGTCTGGCCATTTTGATAAAATATCTGGTCAGTTCCGCCGCCAGTTGGGTAAATTGAACCGGTGGGGCCTGTGGCTCCCGTAGGCCCTGTGGGGCCGCCAATTCCAGTAGGCCCCGTAGGCCCAGCAACAGTTGAGGCTGCTCCGGTTGAGCCGGTTGGCCCCGTAGGCCCGACAACCCCCTGAACTCCGGTCGGGCCAACTGCGCCTGTCGGGCCAATGCCTGTGGGGCCGGTTGGGCCTGCGGCCCCCGGACTTCCGTTGACGCCCGTGGCGCCCGTTGGCCCGTTGCTGCCCGTTGGCCCCGTTGGCCCGTTTGGCCCGGTTGGGCCCGCAACTGTGGACGCCGCTCCGTTAGCGCCGGTTGGCCCCGTACTTCCGGTCGGCCCCGTTGGGCCAGATGGTCCGGTGGCCCCAGCAACGCCAAACCCGGTTGGACCCGTTGGGCCTAGATTTCCCGTGGGACCAGTCGGCCCGGCATTTCCTTGCGGGCCAGTTGGGCCGGGAGTTGATGTCGCCAAGTTGGCAATCTGTTGCGTAGTCCCGCGAACTGAAGTGCCCGCTTGGACCATCTCCAACTGTTCAGTGCCATTGAGAGCAATGGCCGAGCCAAGGTTTGGTATTTGAATATTACTTGCGTAACGGGGCATCAGAGCGGTCCTGTCTTGGGCACTTCAGTGAAGCCGTATGGCAGGCTGGGGTTGTTGATGACGTAGCCACCAGACGTGTAGGCGCCGGTGAACGCCGAACCCTGAAGATCAATCTGGGTGGTGTTCATCACCGTGATTTTCCAATTTCCGTTGGCAGAAGACACGCCGCTCACGTCCTGAACGGTGACGTGCTGCCCTGTAATCATGCCATTGGTTGTCGCGATTGTCAGGCGAATGAGGCCGATTCCGTTGTTGGCGGCGCCCGTGACCGTGCGGTAGGTGACCGCATTCGGGTCGGTGCCGGGCTGCTGGTTCGTGCCGTAGGGAGCCTCGCCGGTTTGCTGCGTGACACGGGTTTTGTCAGGAATAACATTGTCGATGGTGGTGACGCGCGTGTCGCCGCGCTGGACCGGGATACCAGTCTGCGGGTTGACAGTGTTGTTGCCGGACACTTGGCGCCGGTCGATCTCGTCCCAAGCGTAGGGCTCGACGCGGGGATTTACAATCGGCACGGGATCTGCCGGGATGATGATGGCGCGGAGCTGCTCCTGCGGGGTATCGTAGCAGGTGTTGCAGACGAGGATGCGCTTGTTAATCAGGGACGCGCCCGCCCAGTCATACTGCCACTTGAGCTGGTCGTGGTTGTACCAAAAGGCGCAGCGGTCACATACTGCGAAGGCGCGCGGGTTGGTGGCGCTAGTAGTGGCCCGGCCCGATCTTGATGCGTAGCCCATTATGAAGCCCTCGCTTCTCGCCTGCGCTGTTCCCGTATTTTAGACGCATCAGACATCTTTTTACGAGTTTCTTCTGTAAAGGGCGCACGTTTTTTGCCAGTCAAAGCAGTTTTATTGGCTTTCCTAGTAATGTCAGAAACGCCTCGCACTTTTGCGGCAACCTTCATCTTTTCAATGGTTTCAACTGAATGCCGGTGTCCTTTTGATGTGATAGCCAACTTTAGTTTGGTCTCTTCAGATGTAACGCGACCTTTGTTTTGACGGGAAACAGCATCTCTTGCGCCCGGTTTTGCAAATCTTGCTTTTTGAGACTGAGATATTTTTTCCCTTGTCTCTTTGGACGGATTGCGCAGCCCATCACCACCAGAGGTCATATTGGAAAGATTTTCCATGCCGTACATGGCTATGCGATCAATCTCTAAACTTAATGCTGTTTCCTCAGATATTTGATCAACAACAATCCGCACATCGACACAAAATCCAAGCGATGTAAGTTTGGATGTAATTGCCATATGATGGCGATTGCGCATGTTCTTCATATCCCATGCGCGCTTGTCCTTGCCCTTGCCAACATAGAAGCAAGTGCCTGTATCTGGCCTCCAATGCTCGTAAACATAAAAAATATGGTTCTCAATCATCTAAAATACCCACTGATCATGGGAGAAATATACGTGGCCGCCTGCTCAATGTTCTGATCAGCCGCGATCTGGTAGGACTCGTCCGCCATGGGCTTAATCATCGCCACAGCCGCCGGGTTCCAGATCTGCGCGAGGCGCAGGGCGAGGCCGTAGGCGAACGCTTCCAACCAAAGATAAGGTATCTCGACCGTCTGGCCGTTCTGGAGCGCCGAGTCCTGTATCTGCCGGACCCGGTAGTATTTAAGGCTCTGGGGGCCGTTGTCGGTGTTTGGCACCGGCCACAGCGTCACAGACGGCCCAGCGGACCCGGTCGAGCGGGACGAGCTAATCAGGCGGTCAAACCAATAAACCGTGGGAAAACCCTGCTGCTCTTTATTGGGGTAGCTGGCGTATTCCGTGCGGCTAACCGGCAGGATGATGCGGTCGATGTTGGCGCCGGAGTCGTCGTTCTGGACATAAGCGTCCAAGATCGCAACCGTGTTGGCGTCAACGGCGTATGTCGCCTGATCGGTAACGAGGGGTGTCGTCACGAGGTCAACGGCCCAGAGGTTTACACCTTGGTTCGACCAGCGCGAGCACAGCATATTGGACGCCATGCGGGCGGACTCCATGTGCTCTTGGAGCAATGAAGTGCCGCGAACCCCAATCAAATTAAAGGCGTAGACGGTGAGTTCGCCTAGGCCGGGATTGAAATTGTAGGTTCCGCTCGTTGCCATGGTGGCTCCTTAGACCGGGCCAGCCTGAACGATACTAGCCGTGACCGCGCCGGTGCCGCTGGTGATATTGATGCAGATGGCACGGCAGGGAATGATGACGGCGCCGCCCGTTGTGGCCGTCAGGGCGCTGAAGCCCGTGGCGACGTACCATGTGGCCCCGGCGACGGTGTACCCGGCGACGTTGGGATCATCGAGCGAGTACTCAATGTTAAAGGTGGGCGACCCGGACGTGACCTTGGCGCCAACGCCGATGTTGAAGGGCGTCTGAAAGTCATCAACGACGCGGGCGCCGCTGCGGATTTGCGAACCTGTGGCGGTTGCACTGATGCTACCAAGTTGCATGTTATTTCCCCTTACTGCGGGCCGCAGCGGCGTTGTCGATGAGATTTGGATAAGGACGGCCAGCGGCGCGCGCACTAGCTTTGGCGGACTGAAGCTTCTTTTTGCTCAGATGCTTTTCTTCGGCATCCTTGGGGGCTTTCTTTTCCCAAAAAGGCTTGTCCATGTCAGCAATCCCACTTCCTCAGTGACTTGTTGATGCGGCTGTCTGGATCTGCGGCCTTCGCGGACCCGGTCAGTTTGCGCTTTAACCCGGTCATCCTAGCACAGAAGCTGTCCTTGCGCGACCCGCCCTCGGGCTGGGGACGCTTGATGTCGTGCCCCTCGGCTTTGAGAGAAGCGCGCCCCTTGGCGTTCAAACCGCCCTCGGGGTTTTTACCTTCCTTGCGGGTCCATGCACCAGACATTGCAAGCTCCATGCAAATGCGGGGGCACAGAGGCCCCCGCCGTGAACCATTAAGTCGGGGAGGATCGACTCAGTAGTTCGCGCCCTTGCCGCGAGGCGAACCGCCAGCGGCCGAAGACATAACGCCGCCGCCGCTCTTGCGGGGCTTGCGACCAGCATGGGCCTCGGACATGACGCCCTCGGCCTTCATGCCGACTTTGCCGCCCTTTTTGAAACCACCAGTGGGCTTCATCATCTCAGAGGCAACATTGCTGGTGCCGCCAGAGTAGGCGTTCATCGACTTAGCTTCGCGAGTTCCAGACTTACCCTTCATGACGATCTCCTATGGCTTGGGGTTAGGCGTTTTCAGCCTGAATGTAGCGGACGACAAGGTCGCCGACACCGGCTCCCGTGTTGGCGGAGAGGGC